CATCAGCCCCGAGATGTTGGCCAGCGAGCTGCGCCTGTTCAATGTGCATGCAACATGCGCATACATCGAGCAGGTGTCGGCCATGCCCGGCCAGGGCGTAAGCAGCATGTTCGCTTTCGGTGAGGCCTTCGGCCTGGCCAAGGGCGTGCTGGCGGGCCTGGGCATCCCGGTGCAGTCGGTGACGCCCGGGCGTTGGAAGAAGGCCCTGCAGCTCAACAGCGGCAAGGACGCCGCCCGCGCCAAAGCCGCGGCCACCTGGCCCACGCATGCCGGGGAGTTCCGTCGCGTCAAGGACGACGGCCGGGCCGAGGCAGCGCTGATTGCGCTCTGGGGGCTGAAGGGCCCGTAAGGGTTTGCCCCTACGCACTTGTGCCGTGGAAATCTGTTGACGGCACCTCCTGATTGTTGCGAGAATCTCAACACGGAGCCGATAGAGCTCCACATCGCAACACCGAAAGGAACCCACGACATGTCCATCAAACTCCGCGGCGACACGTACTGGATCGACGTCCAGATCAACGGCCAGCGCATCCGCGAGTCGCTGAAGACAGGCGACAAGAAGCAGGCCCAGGCCCTGGCCGACATCCGCAGGGCCGAGCTCTGGCAGGGCCGCCTGCTCAAGGCCAAGCCCAAGAAGACGTTTAAGGAGGCCTGCGCCCGCTGGCTGGTCGAGCGTGGCCACAAGAAGTCCATCAGCGAGGACAAGGACAAGGTGGCCTACTTCCAGGCCAAGCTGGGCGACCGCCAGCTGTCCAACATCACCCGCGACGACATTGAGGCCGCCCTGCCCCAGGACGTCAAGCCGGCCACCCGCAACCGCTACCGCGCCTTCATCCGCGCTGTGCTGCGCGCCTGCGAGCGCGAGTGGGACTGGCTGGACCGCGCCCCCGTGCTGCGTACCGAGGCTGAACCGAAGCGCCGCGTCGCATTTCTGACACGCGAGCAAGCCGAGGTTTTTTTGGCCTCGTTACCAGACAAGTACCAGACTCCAGTCCGTTTCGCTTTACTCACCGGGTTGAGAAGATCGAATGTCTTTGGTCTGACCTGGGACAAGGTGGACCTGCAGCGTGGCATGGTGATCGTGGAAGCCGATGAGGCCAAGGCCGGCCAGAAGATCCTGGTGCCCCTGAACAAGCAAGCGCGCGAGATGCTCGAGGCCCTGCCCGGCCCCCGTGAAGGCCGCGTATGGGGCGACATCCCCCGCGTCTGGTGCAACACCTGGAAGGCCAGCTGCAAGCGCGCTGGCGTGCCCTGGCTGCGTTTCCATGACCTGCGCCACACCTGGGCCAGCTGGCACGCCATGGCCGGCACCCCGCTGTCGGTGCTGCAGGAGCTGGGCGGCTGGCACTCGCCGCAGATGGTGCAGCGATATGCTCACCTCTCCCCGGAACACCTCGCAGCAGCAGCAGAAAGGGTCAGCCTGTGAACCCCATCGACAAGGTATTGGCCGACGCCCAGGCGGGCGCCACGCAGGCCCGCCAGGACCATGAAGACGCCCTGGACCTGGCCGCCGTGCCAGGCTCCACGGTGTACGTGCTGCACGACGGCCGCCGCGGCTGGATGCACGGCGAGTCGGGCACCGTGGTCTGGTCGAACGCGGAGGAGGCTGAGGTTCAGTTCAAGGACCGCGGCGCCCTGAAGTTCAAGCTGCAGCGCCTGTCGCGTGCGCGCGACGGCCTGGACTGCATGCACGGGCGCTGGGCCCTGGAGATGGCCGGGGCGCGCACCCGGACGGAGAGGTAATGGGGTGGCGGACGGGGGTCGAACCCGCGACCACTGGAATCACAATCCAGGGCTCTGCCAACTGAGCTACCGCCACCATTGACGATGAGAATGGCACAAAATTGGCACAAACTCACCGAGAAACACTCAACACTTCAACAAAATCAACGACTTAGAGAGGTGAAGTACCAGAATCACAATGGGCTCTGCTACTTTACCCTACTTTGTGAGCGAATCTCAGCGATGAGGAATGCGGCACATCTGAAGAAATGTGCGGCACAAAAACGGCACAGCGTCAGAGCATGGCAGCTTCAGCCTGGCGCCGCCGGGTCAGGCCGTTCAGCACGCGGCCGGCTGCCTTGTTCCACCTGACGATCTCCTGCCGGGCACCTGCCCAGTCGCCTGCGTCCACCCGTTTCTTGAGCGTGCTGACCCTGTAGGCGCCTGTCCCGCAGTTGTACGCGAAGGAGATGATGGCCGCCAGGCGGTGGTCGGGCTCGCGCAGCAGGCGGGGCGACATCTTTACCACCGCGGCCGCGAAGCCCTCAAGCTCATGGTTCAGCCTGGCGTCAGCCGCCTCGCGTGACCAACGCGTCTCGGGGCCGATGTCGGGCCCGGTGCTGCCCCAGCCTATCGTCCAGGGCTGGGCGCCCGTGCCGGGGTCAGGATAGGCGCTGCAGCCGCCGTCAGCCAGGCGCCTGTGGTAGCCCTCAAAGGGCCGCACCAGCAGCTCGGAGCTGAGCTTGATGGCGTCCTGGATCACTTGCCAGCCTGGTACTTCTCGATGCTGCGTCCGACGAACCAGAAGGTGAGCACCATGTTCAGCATGGCGAAGTCGTCAGGCGTCCAGCCCTTGAGCACCACGTCCTGCCAGGGCGCGCCGACTGCCAGGGCGATGGACAGGCCTGCTGCCTTGACGCCCCCGTACATGCCAAACAGGGCCCAGGTGATGCCAGGCCGCACCAGCGCGCTGATGGCCGAGACGAACCAGCCTGCCTCCTTGGCGGTCTGGCGTTGCTCCTTGAAGGCCTCCTGGATGGCCTCGAGCTGCTCGGTGGAGTGCTCGACGTACTTCTCTTCCATGCGGAAGGTGCCGCGCACCTTCTCCAGGTCGGTCTGCAGCGTGAACATGGACAGCTCATGCTTGCGCTCGTCCTTGCGGTCCAGCCACTTCAGGATCTCGGGCGCCAGGCGGAACAGACCGCCGAAAACGGACCCCAGCAGGCCCCCGCCGACAATTTCCAGCATCTCGCTACCTCACCAGAACAGCCGCCACCACAGCAGGGGCCAGAGCAACCAGAACATCACCGCCGCGCCTCGCTCTTGATGTGCTCCCACACCGACATGGCGATGAAGGCCAGCGTCACCCACAAGCTGGCGGTGATCGTCTTGCTGGCCGCCTCAGACTTGATCTTGTCCCACCAGCCGGCGTTGCGGATGGCCTTCTCATGCGCCAGGCGATGGCCGTGCGGGTCACCGCCGGGGAAAGCCTCACCAAACGACTGGCGCAGCTCAGCGAATTGCTTGTCCATGTGCAGCATCAGGTGCTGTTCATGGCTCACCAGGGCCTTGCTGACTGCTTCCTGAATCATCAAGGCCACTCTGTCCTCTGTCAGCGCATCCTGGCGCCGCTCGGGGCCGGCGTAGTCCGTCATGTCACAAGTCCTGCGTGTTGGTTGATGGGAACGAACGCCCGCTGCCCCAGATGATCCTCACGGCACCAGAGCCGCCGTTGCCGCCGTTCTTGTAGGTGTAGACACCAGTTCCCACTCCTGTTTCTACAGAACCACCACCACCGCCGCCGCCACCATAAGCGCCACCAGTGCCTCCGGTATACGGTGATGTGTCTCTCAATCCACCGTTAACTCCACCGCTTCCGCCGCCGCCTGGATTGCCACCAGTGCCATTCGATCCTTGACCCAATATCCCGACACCGCCGCCACCTGCACCGTTTCCAAAAATTTGAGGAGAACCCCCCAGCACGCCTCTTGCACCACCACCGCCGCCCCCACCGGCTCCCGATGTAGGTGCTGCGCCGCCATCACCACCATTGCCTGCGTAGCCAGCAGCACCCCCGCCTCCCATACCAACTGCTGGACTTGTTGAGACAAAAGTAAGTGACTGACCGCCTGTGTATCCCACAGCACCCGTAGCACTGCCGCCTCCAGATCCGCCACTTATGGTTCCGCTTCCCGTTCCTCCGTCTCCACCGTTGGCGTACAAGAACGTGTTGCTGCTGAAGTAAGACTGCCCGCCGGCCCCACCTGCTCCAGAACCCCCTGTGCCTCCAGATCCAACTACAACGGTGTAGGTGCTTCCAGGCGTGACTGCAATGTCGTTGGCGTAAGCAAGACCACCGCCGCCTCCACCCAACACATCACCATTCCCACCGCCCTCACCAGCGCCACCTCCGCCCACCACCACCACGCTCACGCGCGTGACGCCAGTGGGCACCGTCCAGGTGTAGGTGCCAGGGGTGGTGTAGGCCTGCTGGCCCACAGGACCGCCTGAGGCCGCGGCCATCATCAAGGTCTGTGTCAGCAGGTCCATGTCAGTTGGTGTAGTCGAGCAGTGAAGCACCGCGCCAACGGGTGCCGCCGTCGTCGGTGACGAACATGAACAGGTGGGTCTTGCCGGTAGTCGGGCTGGGCGTGACGTCGTAGGGCCACTTGACCGACGCGGGCCAGGTGATGGTCCCGCTGGTGTGCGTCAGCTCCAGCGTGAAACCGTAGGCGCGGCTGGCGGGCACGTTGGAGAACGTGAAAGTTGATGCGCCGTTGATGGTTTTGGTGAAGTAGTTGCCGGCTGAACAGTCGATGTCCAGCGCGGCCACAGCCACGATGTTGCCGGCCTGCGAGCCGTCAAAGTCAACGTCGGCTGCTGGTGTTGCCGCAATGGCATTCACCAACGCTGCCAGGTTTGCTGTTTTGCCCATGCGTCACCCCACCCAAGTGATCATCAAGTAGCCCGAGCCGCCAGCGTTGCCGGCCGTGTTGATGGCGCCACCACCACCACCGCCGCCCGTGCCCGCAGCAGCTGCAGCACCGCCCGCGGCGCCCGCGCCGTAGGAACCACCGCCACCCCCGCGACTGGAACTTGCAGCACCACCGCCAGACATGCCCGCGCCGCCGGAGGCACCGCCCCCGCCGCCACCACCGCCGCCCTGGCCATAGAACGTCGCCGTGCCGGCCGTGCCACCCACACCGTTGTCACCGCCCGCGCCGCCGTTGCCAGCGCCGCCAGCGCCGCCGATGTTGCTGCCGCTGCTTGATCCACCGGCGCTGTAACTACCACCGCCACCGCCACCGCCGTCGGTGCCTGTTTGACCCTTGGCACCGCCGCCGCCGCCGTAGGCCGTGACCGTGCCAAAGGTGGTGTTGCCACCCGCGCCGCCGTTGCCGTTGATGGCGCCAGCCGTGCCGCCCGTGCCAACCGAGTACGCGATGGACGCGCCCGAGGTGACAGTCAGGTCAACTTGCACAACCGCCCCGCCGCCTCCACCGCCGCCGCGGTAGCTCGAGGTGTAGCCACCGCCGCCCCCGCCGCCAGCTCCCACCGCAAAGACGCGCACCGAGGTGACGCCGACCGGCACGGTCCAATTGCCCGAACCAGTCAAAACCTGGGACTGCGACTTGCCCCCGCTAAAGAACTGCGACAAGGTGCTCATGGGTACTGCCTTTGCTGCTTTACTGCTTGATCACGCGAAGACCCAGCCCCGCGTGGCGTCGGCGTACACCAGAGTGATCGCCGCGTTGATGGAATCAATCGTCAAGTCCTCGGCCAGGCCTTGGATGTTGCTGCCGTTGCGCGCGACGACGGCCGTCGTGGTGCCTGACAGGTTGCTCACCTTCACCATGTCGCCAACCGCGGGCGATGCCGGCAGCGTCAGCGTCAGCGAGGCCGTCAGCACGTACAGGCAGTTCTTTACCGCCGCAGTGTTGGTGCCGATGACTTGCACCGACATGTTGGTGCCCACCGCGCCGTAGGCCACCATATCCACGATGTCGCCAGCCGGCAGCCCGGAGGTGAACACCACGCTGGTGCCGTTGGTGGCTGTGAAATCGGTGCCGTTGACCTGCTTCACACCGTTGCGATAGACGTCAACGGCGCCCACGTTGTAAGTGATGGAGAACGTCGTCTGCGAGGCTGTTGCGGTGTAGGTCTGACGCGTCGAGCTGGTGGTCACCGCAGCCAGCGCTGTATCCACGTACCCCTTAGTCGCAGCCGAAGTTGCCGCCGTAGGAGTAGGCAGGCCAGTGATGACACAGTTGGATGTGTTGAACTGAATCCCAGATGGCACCACCACGTTGGCGTTGGACCACGTCATGGCCGACACGCCAGACACCGACATGCTGACGTTGCTGGCGCTAGGCCTGTACAGGCCGCTGGACGTCTCGTTGGTGAAGCCCAAGCCGGGCGCTCCCAGCGTGCCATCAGAGACGCGGAACGGCGCCAGCATGCCGCCCGCGCCCGTGCGGCTGAGCGAGTTGGTGAGCTCGTTGGCGACGTCCGACAGTGTCGTGTTAGCCCACGATGCCTCGATCGTGGTGCCGGCCACCACCGGGTTGCCTGACGGCAGGGTGTAGGTGCCGCTTGCGTTGCGTGGCATGTCTTACCTCACTGAGAAGATGCGACGGCCGGCACGCCGCGAAGCAGCGCCAGCAGTTGGTTCTGGGCAGGCGTTAGGGGCTGACCGGCCGCGACCTGGCGCTCGAGCAGCGCAATCATTCGCTGCGGGTTCTGCAGCGCCTCGGCCAGGGCGCGCTCCTCGAGGCCCTTCATGTAGTCAAAGCCCCGCGCCGTCAGCGTGCTGGCCACGCCTTGGGCAGGCCCTGCCATGTTGCTGAGCGCGTTGGCTGCGTCCTGGGCCGCGCCGGCAGCGAGCGTGTCGCTGGCGGTGTTGGAGCCGCCGCCCGCGGTGGCCGAGCGCTTGACGCCCTGCACGATGTTCTGGCGCCGCAGGGCGGCCAGGACGGCCTCCAGGCGCGCATTGGCAGTCGGGTCCAGCATCAACTCCCGGCGCGGCCCTCTGGCCGTGTCCAGAGCCCGGCCAAGGCCTGCCTCGGTGATCTTGGGCACATCGCCCATGGCATCAGCCGAGACGCCTCGCACGCGGCCCGTTGCCGGGTCGATGAAGGACTCGCGGATCTTGCCGGCCGCCTGCGAGGCCCGCACGATGTCACTGTCGCGCTTGTAGGACTGCAGCACCGGGCTCCACCGGCCACCCGTGGCGTTGTTCAGGATGCTGTCCACCTCGCGCAGCACGCTCATGGTGGCCGGGCTCTCGCGCGGCGCAGCCTGGTACGCGTTGGTGGGCATCATCGGCGCCTTGCTGGCAAGGTTGGCGCGGATCGTGGCCAAGTGCTCGGGCCTAAAGTCAGGGCCCAGCCGATCGATCTCGTCGGCCAGCTGCTTCAGCATGCCGCGCACGGCCGGGTCGCTGGCCTCAGCCGAGCGCGCCGCTAGGTCGAGGTTGGACCGGAAGCCGGCCAGGTCGCGGGCGAAGGCGCCCTCGTTGACTGAGCCCATGGCCTGGTTGAACAGCACGTCACGGTTGCTGGAGCGCAGGCCGCGGCGGGCCGCCACGTCATCAGCGCCACGCGTGGCCGCCATCACCTCGTCAGCCACCGAGCGCGCCTGATTCTGGTCGAAGTCGTACCAGTTGGCGCCGCTGCGGGTGCGGCTGCCGGCCTCGAGGCGTGCCAGCTGCGGATCCGAGATGGCGGCCGCGGTGGACAGCGGGATGCTGGACTGCGGGGCGTTTCTCAGCCGGTCCAGTGTCTGCCGCAGCACCTGCGCCTGGTCACCGTTCTCGGCCAGCTGCCGGGCGATCTGCTCACCTGCCCGGGCCTCGCCACCGCGCTGGGTGACCTGACGCATGACCTGATTGCCACCGGCCAGCACCGCAGGCGTGGCGCCGCTCATGGCCGCGCTCCTCAGCACGTTGGCGCCGCGGCTCTCGTTCTCGCCCACGGGCTCGATGGCGCCCAGCGCCCCGCCCGTCAGGGCGGCGTCAGCCACCAGGGCGCCCGTGCCAAGCCTGGCCGGCGTGGCGGCAGTCCTCATCATGCCCATCGCCCGCGGCAGGGCCGTGAGCGTGCGCATCGCGGCACCCACAGGCAGCGCCAGCGTCGGCGCCACGTTGCCGGCCACCTGCAGGCCCTTGCCGACCCACTTGCCGCCTGGCGTGGCCTCGGCCAGCGCAGCGTCGCGCTTGCGCTTTTCCTCCACCTCGGCGCGCATGGCGGCCTTCTCGGCGTCGGTGCCGGTCATGTCGGTGTAGAACTGGCGCACGCCGGTGGCCAGGTCCATCATCCCGCCGCCGATGTTGGCCAGCACCTTCTGCGTGTTGCTCATGCCCTCGGTGGGGTCGATGGGCTTCTCTGGCTCAGGCCGGCGCCCAGAGATGAGCTGCAGGCCTTGGGTGGACACCCGGGACATGTCACCCGAGGCGATAGCCTGCAGGTCGGCCTCAGTCAGCTTGCGCAGCAGGTCGGGGCTCATTGGCCTCCCTTGCGGCGCCGCTCAAGCTCCGCTGCGGCTGCGGCCGCCAGATCATTGCCACCGCCGCCACTGCTACCGCCAAGCGTTGCTGGCAGCACGTCCTCCACCGGGATTTTGTTGCGCTCTGCAATCCCACGGTACGCGTCGGTCAAGTCCTTGCGGCGTTGTGCCGCTCCTGCGTACAGCTGGCGCGCAATCTGCTGCATGCTCTGCAGCTGCTGCGGCGTCAGCCGGGCGCCGGTCATGATCTGGTCGGGCTTCTGCAGCACCGACTCAAAGACGCCCCGGGCATTGGAGATCAGCGCGTATTCAGACTCGCGCACCACTGACTGATCGTCCAGCATCTTGCCGAACGAGAACACCAGCGCCACCTGCTTTGTCGGGTCGCGCGCAATCGTCGGATCGGTCAGAAGGGTGAGCGTCGTTTCAGCGTGACGCACACCTTCTGCGACTTTGTCTGCCTTCTTGTTGAACTCCTCGCGCAGCTTGGTGGCGCGCGTGAAGGCCTGGGTGTCGGGCTTGTTGGCCGCCATGTCGCGCCGCAGTTCCAGCATGCGCTCCTGCAGGCTCAAACCTTGGCGCTTGAAGTCAGCAGACTCCGCGTCACGGCGCTGCTGATCAGCCTGCCGCTCGTTGAATTGCCGGGTCTGCTCGGCCGCGCGATCTGCAGCCCGCTCCTCATCGCCGGCCATCTTCTCCAGGCCCAGTGCCTGGCGCTCAAGCGCCGTGCGGCGCGCATCACGCGCAGCAAACGGATCCTTGATGTACTGGCCTTGCGGGGTCAGCGTGCCACCGCCCACCTTTATGGGCTCAGCCGCAGCCGCGGCGCGCTTGAGGAACTGAGCCTGCACCGGCTGGAAGCCCTCGCCCGCGTACTGAGCCGCCAAGGCGTTGAGCGTGGCCATCTCGCCGGCCTGGCCCTGCTGCTTGGCGAAGGCCTGCAGCGCCGAGGTGTCCACCTCTTCGCCTTCCAGATCGTCCAGCTGCTGCTGCACCTTGCCAAGGCGCGTGCGCAGCGCAGACGGCAGGGCACGGCCGGGCTGCACGTTGTTGGTCAGCGTGCCGGCTGGGGACTGCAGGCCCATCAGCGCCATCGGCAGCATGCGCTTGCGCTCCTGCACGTCCTCGGCAAAGGTCAGGTCGTTCATGGCGCCCCCTCAGTAGGCCGG